TTAGGGATAATTTGAATGTGAGTACCCCGTGATAAACGATTTCACATATTGGGAAGATTCTTGGAATGGAGAAGGTGAAGAGGAAGAAAAAGGAAGAAGAAGAAGAGGTATTATTTTGCGAAGTAAAGCCCGTAGAGTGTAGTGCTAAATGCTTGAGGACAAAGCAATGTTCTGAGCGACAAAAATAAACCATAATCAAAACACAATGGAGAGAATTATTCAACAACTGAAAGGACAAAGGGAAAAAGCTAAAGATGTATTTATTGAAAATAGTTTAATAAAAAGGGACTGTAAGAAAAATGAACCTTGTCCTGACACAAACTCGTGCCTTGATGATATAGTTGAGTTAAACCGTGCAATAAGTATTTTAGAAAATCATATAACCTCTAAAGCAGCAGTTAATTTTTAAATAATGGGATTCTTAACAAATTTAGTATCAGCAACGGTAAAAACAGCACTAACACCACTAGCGGTTGTTAAAGATGCGGTAGATGTAGCAACAGGTGGAGAAGCTGAAAACACAAAGAAGCTACTTAAAAGTGCATCAAAGGACGCTGAAAGAGCAGACGACACGATGCTTGGAGAAAATGAGGATGGTTTGCTTTAATTGCAGCTAACGTACTTGTATATGGTATGTTGTGAGGCACGAGCAATAGACTATATATTGTGTTACCTAACGAAGTGAACAGTTATTATTAAAAGAAAAAAAGCGATGGCAAATTATTTTTGCAAAAAATAAAACTTATGGAACTATTTGAGATTGATAAAGAATATTATTTACCTAAAGAATTTATAGGTGAAGAAACAAAAAACGGAGGATTAACTAAAAACAACCCAAGAAAATGGACTGAAAAAGAAGTTGAATGGGCATTAAACCTTAAAGAAAAAGGATTTAAAAATAAAGATATAGCGAAGTTTTTATATAGAGAATTAGTTAGCGTTTCTATAAAAATGAAAAGACTTGCTAAAAAGAATGGCTTGACCTATAACGAACCACATAGAGAAGATAAATATTTGCACAATGATTTATTTTTAGCAGAGATTAATCCTAAATTAGTTTTAGACTTGTTTTCTGGTGCAACTTCGTATTATGATGGTAAAGTAGATGAACTTTACACAAACGATATAGATGAAAGATTTAATACTTGCTATTCCGAAAAGGCTGAAAAGTTAGTTTGTAAATTATATTATGAAGGTGCAAAGTTTGATTTGATAGATATTGATCCATTTGGTTCTGCTTATGATTGTTTTGATTTATGTATAAAGATGGCTAGAAAAGGTTTAATAATAACTCTTGGTGAAATAGGGCATAAAAGGTGGAAAAGATTAGATTTTGTAAGAAGCCATTACGGAATTGAAAAGATGGAAGATTTTACAAGCAATAGGATTGTTGAGGAGATAATAAAAATAGGTGCAAGGAATAAGAAAAAACTAATACCTATATTTTTAAATGATTACAGAAATATATCAAGAGTATATTTTAAAATAGAAACAATAAAGATTACAGAGCAATGGGATTGAGTAAGCCGTATGAGTGGATGGCTTTTTCTTTTAATAATAATTGCAGGTAACAACGATATATGTGCAACTAAAACCTCACCTCTTCCCTTATTTTATTGGTTGTAGCCTTATTTACCGCTACCTTGTGATACCACTTATCTACATTTGCCTCTTCCTCGTAGTATATAACACCATCTTTAGTCATAGGCTTAATCAGCTTATCGTCTTTTAAGTTGTTCTTTACTAGATTACCATTCTTATTGCGATAGAAAGGTGTGCTGTCCACTTTGCTTTCCACCTCACCCGTCATTCTGCTATACCTATCTAGGTACTCAAGGAACTTCTCACACAAGTCAACAGCCTTCTTTGTGTATCTGTATCTTTCCCTTATTCTCCTTTTTTCAGTATGCTTATGTACACTCTCTCCTTTACCAGATACTTTAGACACCTTTATCTCACTCTCTCCAAATGCTTTTACTATGTATCCATTTGATGAAAGGAAGAATAGTATCTTTTTTGCGTAAACAGCAGACACAGGAGTTTTCTTCTGTATGGTGTTACCACTAAAAAACTCAAAGTCGTACATAGATATTAGAACCTCTACCGCGCTAGGCTGTATATTGTCTTTACGCTCACTTATCACAGCGTTTATTGCCTTTGCCCAACCTGATATATGTTCTACTTTTCTATCCTCCTTTATTTTTAATTTGGAGTCTAGTGTTTTGTATTTGTTTTGAACTCTTGCCATAACCCAAAGTTACAAATTTCGTACTTTTGCAAAAGTAAAGCATCAAACATGGCTACAACGGGAACTAATAACTTAGCGGATAACGCTTCTTTTCATCAAAACACAGCAGGGTATACTCGGCATCTGAATTTAGATACCAATAATTCCTTATTCACTAATCCCGTGAATGGGTTGAGCATTGAAAGTATAGCTGACTCTGGGGATGGGGTGATGGCTGTTGAGTTTGATTCAGGAGATGATCTTAGCGAGGTAATGAAGTTCTCTCACTTAGTCCTTAGAAATACAACTGATAATGCTAACAATGGTACGTTTGAGGTTATATCTGTGGATAATGATACAAAGATAATCTCAGTAAAAAATGACAGGGCATCTATTACAGCACAGGCAGAAGTGGGTGGTGTGGGTGATGTCATTCCTTTACAGGGTGCTAACTACATTAAGGTTTTAGAGAACGATACAACTTTTTCTTCATTGGTTGAGCATACTGATTTCATTGGTGGTGATGAGGATGCTTTAGAGGGTCTTACGTTATCTAAGAATGATTTTGAGTTTGGGTTTTTCACGGAGATTGTTCTTAGTGCAGGAAAGTTAAGGGTTGCTTTACTGTAATTATTTTTTTATACCATAATGTAAAGTCATACATTTGTGGTATGTATGATGATACTCCCTTTAACGAAGACCCAAGAATACAATCTTTCTTGGATTCAGCAGAGGCTATTTGCCAAGAGGCAGATGGCGATATAGGCTTTTACGGAATTGTTCTAAAGCGTTTTTTTGATGGTGATGGGTATAGTATAGAATACTCTATTGTTGATGCCACCGCATCTCAGAACGAGAAGATGACGTGCATAGAGCATATCATCAAAGAAGATTCAGAGCTATTGCCCATTAAAGATAAAACCCATTTCTTTGTAAGCTAACGGTTAATAAAGCATAATAGCCAATAAGCGTACCTTTTGTTTTTAGTAACTTTGTGGTAATCAAATGAACTACAATGTTGACTAAAGTATCGCGTGTTCTACGCAGCTTAACCGTTGGAGCTATAAAGGACGGTTTCAGATGGGTTGTTGGAAACACAAGCACCCTCAAGGACGAAGAAGGAGAATACTTCAAGGTTATTATATCAAGCATTATAAGGCATGACGAGCAAGGTATACCCTATTGGGTTATATACGTCAAGAAGATAGATGACTTAGATGCAGGTGAGTTTATATGGAAGGTTCATCGCAAGGGAGATCAAAGTGTAACTGAAGAATTTGAACTAGACATATGAGATCGGCAGGAAGTTTAATAGTAGAGATAAAGAAAGACTTTAAGGATGAGATTCAATTACAAAATGGTAAAATACTCTACCTTGACCCCTCTTACTATAAGTTTGAAAACAGAGTCATGGAAGGTAAGCTCACTTCCGTACCACCTAAACTTTCAGACATCTTTAGAGAAGGAGATAGAGTATTCTTTCACCACTCATTAGTCATAGGCACGAACAGTCAAAGACCCGTAGTTGATTGGGATAAAAGGCTATTTAGGTTGGACTACACAAAAGATTTGTCTTTCAACTGCTTAGTCTATTTAATTGAGAGGGATGGTGAGTTCATTACTGTCAATGACTTTATCTTCATAGAGCCTATCAAAGAGGAGAAGTTGGAAAAGATAGGCAGTATATACATTCCTCAAACTAAAGAGGATGAAATACCCAAAAAGGGTCGTATAGTATACTCTAACGACTTCGCCCATGAGGAGCTTGGTGTTAATGTGGGCGATGAGGTGTATATTACAGAGAAGGGTAGATACCCAATGACTATTGATGGACAAGAGTTGTGGCGTATGCGTTCTACTAGAAATATACTTGCGATAGATGGGTAGACCGAGGAAAGATGTTTTTATTCCAGAGAGTGCTACTAAAGACGCATTAAGAGCTTCTAGGAGTATGTATGATGCTTTCCTTGCCAATATATCAAAAGGTATAGACGAGGATGCTACGGGGTCTGATAGGCTCAATGAACTGAAGGCTATATCTTATGCTGTGAATGAACTTCCCAACCTTATAAAAGGTATCAACACTCTTCAGAAGATGATTGAGCAAAAGGATTACGATAAAGAGAGAGATATTGTTGAAGGGGAGAGCGAAAAATTTATGTAATGTCTTTCTACGACAAGGATAATCAAATCATAAACATATCACCGTATGAGGGTGATGTCAATGGAGAGATTATAAATCTTCAAGGGCTGAAGGTGCAGTTACCTCAGAAGCCCTCTGACAAGTACATACTCAATAGCGACAAGCCTATTTTAGAACAGAAGTGGGCAAGAATATCTATACCTGAAGAGATTGATGTTATTGATTCATGGGAAGAGTTTAAGCAGTACCCGCAGGATGTTCAGGATAGGCTTAACGAGTATATTGAAGAAGAGTGGCGTAGGCGTAAAGATGGGCTTTGGGTATACATAAAGGGCAGGGCGTATTATCTAACGGGGGATTATTATATGTTCCTTCAATGGGGTAAGCAAGCAGACTTTGACCTTAATGATGGATACCCTTTGTTTTATGAAAACCAATGGGAGTTAGAGGTTCATGCTGAGGCGTGTTTTCTAATACCTTGGTGCTGTGGGCAGATAGTAGGAAAGAACAGGCGTTACGGTTGGACTTCTTTGGTTCGCAATAAAACCCTATGTAAGACATCTGGTGGCTTGGGTAAGGGTAAGACTTCAGGTATGACCTCTAAGAATGAGGATGATGCCAAAGAGGTTCTTTATGAGAAGTTGCTATACACCTATCAGAACTGGCCTTTCTTTTTCAGAATATCATACCATGAGTCAGGTAGTGGGATAATCTTCGACAGGAAGAAGCAGCAAATAACTCTTAGCAGGAACAATAAGAAGAAGTCAAATGCTCATGGTGGAAGGATAAGGTACGGTGCAACGAAGAACAATACTTTTGATGGTTGGGCTTTATTTATTCTATTGGCTGATGAGATTGCTAAGTTCACTCGTCCTGTTACGTTAAAGAAGTTTTGGGACAAGCATAAGCCGACACTATACGATAGGATAAGGGTTAGGGGTTTTGCTTTTTTAGGCACTACTGCTGAAGAGGTTAAAGACCATGAGAAGGAAGGTGCTGAGGATTACAAGAAGCTATACTCTCAATCTGACATATCTAAGAGTGTTGGAGGAGAGACAAAGAGTGGTCTTATAAAATACTTTTGCTCTGCCCGCAACTCTCTCGTTATAGATGAGTATGGGTTGTCAGTTGTCAATGACCCTAAGAAAGATGAGGAGGTTTACGACCATGATGGGAACAGGATACTAGAGGGTTCTAAGACAATTATAGCTAGAGAGATTAAAAAGCGTGGTAATGATACCCATGCGATAAATGAGTATAGGAGATTATTCCCTTCAACTGAAACGGATATGTTCAGGACGATGGGTAGTAATTCTTTGAATACAGAGAAAATATATACTCAGATACAATATAATGAGGAGCAATCGCTATTGGGTGCTACTCCGTTTAGGCAAGGTCTTTTTGAATGGACAGGTGAGAGGTATAGAAGCAACGTAACATTTGTGGATAATTCTAGGGGGCAATGGAGGATAGCTTTGTTCTTAGATGAGGAAGACCAGAACAAAAAGATTACTGTAAATGGTTTAGATGCTCCTGCTAATGGTTGGCTAGGGGGCGGTGGTGTTGACCCTTATAAGGCAGACCAAACATCTGATGGCAGGGGTTCGTCTGGCTCATGTCATATCGTGACTAGGTACAATATGAAGTACCCTTCAAACGTATGTATCGCTAGGTATAATGGTAGACCTGAGACATTGTATTTATGCTCTGAGCAACTGCTTATGGCTCATATATATTTTGGTGTTCCCTGCTTAATAGAGAGGGAGGTAGACACCATGATACGCCATTGGGAAGACTTGGGGTACAAGAACTATCTTATAAAAAGCCCACCACACTTAACGCCAAAAGGTTCTAGGAATATAGGTAAGTCGGGAATAAATACTTCGGGTGCTAATGTCAGGGAGGCATTGCTTTTAGCCTTGCAGACCTATGTAAATGAAAGTATAGGTATGTTGAGTAGTGGTAAGATGGGTAGCTTTTACTTCAATGAGACGTTGTATGACCTTGCGAACTTCGATATAAATAACGCAACGATACATGATGACTCAATGAGTTTAGGTATTGCTTTGCTAGGTCTTCAGACGTATAAAGAGTTGAAACCTGTAAAGACACAGATAACCAATTTGGTTAGGCGTTTTGACAATAGTGGCACTAGCAGTCGGTTCGTTAAGCCTTCTTAGTATTTTCTTAACTTTGCATCACTACTTTGCTCGAAACGGGCTTATATGAATGATGCGAAAAAAATAGGTTCTTTTCCCTCTCCACTTTTACCTAAAGAGGAGAAAAAGAAAGATAGCTACGGACTTCAGGTTGGTCGTGCTATTGAAGGAAGTTGGTTTGACAATCAATCATATAACTTCTCAAAGCAGCAAAAGGACATTCAAGAGAGGCGTTCATACGCTTACGGAAAGCAAAACATTGATAGGTATAAGGCAAGGATAAATCCTAGTGGTGATAACTCTTATTACAACTTAGACTTCTCTCCTGTTGCCATTGCTCCTAAGTTTGTTAGTTCTATTGTTAGCGCAATATACGATAATAAGTTTGAGATAGAGGTAAAGGCTATTGACCCTTTGGCGTTATCTCAAAAGGAGGCTTACAAGAATGACCTTATTGGTAAGATTATCAATAAGCCTTACCTCGATGAGCTTAAAGAGCAGTTTGGAATTGATATGCTTCAGGGTCAGGAGTTGCCTGAAACTGTTGAGGAGGTAGACCTTCACATGAATCTTAATTTCAAGCAGTCTGTGGAGATTGCTGCTGAGATTGCTATACGTTATGCGTTTAAGATAAACGATTATGACGAAGAGATTAAGAGGAAGATAATTGAGGATATTGTTGTTATTGGCAAGGGTGTATCTCTTGACATAACTGACCCTATTGATGGCATTAAGCTAGAGTACATTGACCCTGAGTATTGGGTTCATTCTGCTACGCGAAGGCAAGACTTTAAGGATTGCTTTTACATGGGTCATATTGAGTATATGACTATTGCTAAATTGCGTAGGCAAGCTGCATCTAGGGGTGCTGAGTGGGCAAATAACGAGAAAGACTTAGAGAAAATAGCTAAGATGTACGTTGGGGAGCTTGGCAATCCAACTACATTTGATTACACCTACAATAACAATGTGGGTTATTATCCTTATGATGATTACTTGATACCTGTCTTACGCTTTGAGTATAAGGTGTCAGATATGGATAAGTATGAGGAGAAGGATACTAAGTACGGAACAACGACATTTAAGAAAAAGCCTTCAGGGTATAAGCCACCAAAGAAGTCAAAGTACAATAGAAAGCAGTACGAAGATAAATACGAAGATATTTATGCGGGGTACTATGTACTAAAGACTGATAAGATATATGGTTGGGGAAGGTTAGACAATCAGGTTCGTCCTGACGATGCTTTAAGAAAGTGTGAGTTTAGCTATACTGCTTATGCTCCTGAGTTATATAAAAATGACACATCATCTATCATAGGTAAGATAATGCCTTACCTCGATGCCATACAGCTATCGTGGTTAAAGATGCAGGTTGTCATGCAAAACTCAGCACCAGATGGGTATGCTATCGACCTTAGTGCTTTAGATGCTGTTGACTTGGGTAATGGTGCGTTAGACCCCATGACCATTGAGGATATACGTCAGGCTACGGGTAGATTGTTTTATCGTTCAATGAACGAAGACCAATCGAGGAATAGTGTGCCTGTCATGCCTATGCGTAATCAGTTAGACGTTAGTCCTTTCATAAATCAGATTGAGTTTAACTTGAGGATGATTCGTGAAATTTCAGGTGTAGTGCCTGAGATGGATGGTCAAACAAAGAGAGATCAGCTTGTAGGTGTGACTGAAATATCTATTCAGTCAGCGAAGAACTCTATAAGCTACATAGATAATAGCATTAGGAGTATCACTCGCAGGGTTGCTGAGAAGAGCATCATGCGTATTCAAGACCTACCTAAAGGAAGTGCATTATACAAAGAGTATATGGAGGCTGTTGGTCAAGCTAACATGGCTGTTGTTGATGCTATGGGCGACCTATCTATTCATAAGTTCGGAATAGACATTTCTGTTGGTAGGAATGATGTGGAGAGATTATCTTTTGAGAGGGATGTTACTGCAATGGTTAATGCAGGAATGATAACACCTGATGAGAGGTACTTTATCCTTCGTATTACCAACACCAATTACGCTGCTGCATATCTTAAAATGACCAGAGAGAAGCGTGAGGCTCGTAAGTTGGAAGAGGATAAGGCTCGTATTCGTGAGCAGTCTATGGCAAATGCTCAAGCGGCTCAAGCTGCTGAACAGGCTAAGGCAATGGCAGCACAAGCAATAGCTCAGTATGAGTTGCAGAAAGAGATTCAGCTTCTTAATCAGGTGAAGATGCCTGAGATGAACTTACAGTTTCAGTATGACGCACAGCTTCAGCAGATAAAGAATACAGGTTCTTACAATCAGGCTCAGGTATCAGCTATGGCTAAGGCTGCTGTGGAGGCTGAGAAGGAAGATAGGAAAGACCAGAGAAGTGAGAAGGAAGCTACTCAACAAGGGGAGATAGCGTACAGGAAGGAGAAGAATCTACCGCCAAAAGACTTTACTGAGGAAGAGATGTTTAAGTTCGAGGGTGGTGGAGTATAATAAACCTGACAATAGACCTAAACTCGTTAATACTTACAATGTGAAAAGAAGTACAGCTTATTATAAGAATAATCCAAAAGCCAAGGCTAAGAAAGATGCTTATAATAAGAAGTATCACGATACAGATGAGCGCAGGGCTTATAGGGCTGAACTTTCAAGGGAAAGGAGGAAGAGAGGATTGATGGGTACTGCTAAGGGAAAGGGTAAAGACATAAGTCATAAGAAAGGCGGGGGTGTTACTGTTGAATCTTCTAGTGTCAATAGAGCTAGAAACAGAGGTAAGAAGTAATGATAAGAGCTAGATATAGAGCAACGAATACTACTGTTCAAGCGTATAGTGCGGGCAATGCCTTCATTG